CAGTTATATACTATAATGGTAATATCATGGTTATATTATTTATATTATTAAACAGAAAGGAAATATTATCATGAATACAGGTTTACACATTAGCGTTGGAATTGAAAAAGTTGGTATTAATTACGACGACTGTGAACGTATATATCGCGGTTTAGCTGAAGAGGCTGATCGTGATATCGCTCGTCTTCAAGAAATGAAGAATGAGCTTACATGTCAAGTAGTAGCTAATGTACTTGGCATCTGGGACTTCCCAGAACACAAACTCAATGAAAAAGTTAATAGCGGATGGGCTATTGGCTATTTCAAAAAGAGAATCAACGAAGCTTATGGTAGTTTAGTATTTTGGGCTACTATAGCTAAAAAAGATGTATCCGAAGTAGAATACATCAAAGATAGATTCTTAGACCGTTTGGAAAATGTTTTAAGATCTTGTGAAGATTAAAAATAAGGCTAGAGGAAATTCCTCTAGCCTTAATCTATTTTTATTTTTTTTTATTCACGACGGGATATTTTCTTACCACTTAAAGTCAATGGTGTTACATTACCAATATTGATTAGGTTAGTAGATAGATGTGCACCTAGCATATATACATTAAGTAAGTTCTTACTCATAGGATCACTAGGATCATCAGGGATATCATCTTGAGAGATATAACCCATAGTGGAGATAGTATTATACATAGCTTGTTTAGCTTCCATGGAATCTGCACGTGCTCTAGATAACTCTTTAATAGTAGCATCCATACCACTAACTACAAGAGACTCCATTTCCCTATCAGATGTAATACCGTTCTTATCATGAGAGATAAGCATACCAGTCTTATTATCACGCATAGAGATATTAGTAGAGATAGCATTCTTCTTAGTCAAGAATTGCTTCATACGTTTTAAATGTAAGTATCCTACTAAAGCTTCATGGGAAGTTACTCCTCGACCATTTTCATCTTCATAGATATATGGCATAGATACTTTCTCTAGGATAGGTACTCCCATTACATTAGCAGCTTTCTCTACTTGGTCCATAGTTGGTTCAATCTCAAATACTCGAGTGATAAATCTGAATGGATATTTACCAGATACGAACTTAGTAAACTCTTTATCACTCATATCTGCAAATATCTTCTTATAGTAGTCAGTAACTTTACCAGATGGATCCATAGCTGACATTACGTCAAATACTAGCTTCTCAGCTTTCTTTCTTTGTGGTGTCATTTAGTTCCTCCTATAGATTAGAGAAGTGAATCATTAAAGCGAAATACATAAGAATGGAACGTTGGTAACTAGCTTTTGTAGCAGCACGGTTCTTACGTACATGATAACGTCTAGAACCATTCATCAACCATCGTTCTAAGATTTCCTTGGATCTGATTACTTCTTTGACTTTACTATTAGGTCTAGGTGCTGTAGTAAATCTTACAAACTCAACACGTTTGACATCTTTCTTATCTGTGCTTTGGAAGAATAGATATACTAGAAGACTAATGAACTCTTTAACTTCAGTAAGAGACTTAGTGTCATTCTTCAATACCCATTCTATGATAGCTTTGATTTCATCTGTACTTACATTGACGTCAGCAGCCATCTTACAGTAAGAATAGTTTACACCCATAGTACTAATAGCTTGTACGGTCTTATCAATTACACGTTCAGCCATAAGACTATCAGTATCGGCCAATCTATAGTTATCTTCACTATAGTCATCACTAGCATAGTTAAGATATTCATTACGATTTTCAAATGCTTCATAGTACAACGTAGCGATATTCTTCATGAATGATTTGATACGTGTATGCAATTGCTGTACAATATCTTTGATATCCTCATCATCAAAGTCTTCAAACTTATCTTGATATGTCTCAGCCCATGTCGTAGCAATAGAACGTACTGCACCAAATACATTACCTTTGACTTTAAGATCGTACTTAGCAGACATCTTATTATTAACTACATAGTCCATTATGTGTTTATACTCAATAGGTTGTACAACTTGGAATGAACCATAGTGAATAGATGGATAGAAAGACCCAGAGAAAGCTATATTGATTAGGGATAAGTCTAATTCTTTATAATATTTCTTTCTATTCAATAAGAAGAATCTAACTATACATAGCATAGTTATCGTAGTCTCATCTTTAGCAGCAGCCGGGTTAAAAGACGGAATACTAAAATAGAAAGTATTCCGTAATTCTCTTTGGATGACTGAACGTTGAATACCTAGCATTCTGAAGAATTCATCTCTATCATTATCAGTAAAGTAAATACGTCTATATGGTGCAATAGCATATAAGTCTTCAGCTCTAGCTGCAATGAATTTACTGATGTATTGTTTATATTGGGAAACCCTTCTAGAGATAGCATGCTCTATGATAGGGTATATCTTTTTAAGTATAACTTCGTTATCTTGCTTCATCATTATCCTCCTTGATTTTATTAAGATGTTTCCGTGAAACACTTTAATAAGCCAAAGGAGGAATAAGCAATGTTTATTTATAATGAGCAATATTTCGGTAAGACACCGAATCTCATCAAGTTAGAATCTATTATCGGAAATATCCGTAAACAAAAGTACAAAAACGATACAGTAGTCGAATCTAAAGACTTAGCTAAAGTAATGAAAGCTCAGTTTGGATTCTCTAATACTAATTTCTTAGTAGACTTTACTACAGCAAAGAATGCTTATACATTAGTATTTAGAGACAAACTAGATGGTATGGGTAAACCAGTCTTTAAGAATGGTACATACCAATTCAACCCTAAAGATGGTTATGAACTAAATGTATATTTCACTTATGGCTTATTATGTGATACAAACTTCAGTAATGAAGAATTAGCTGCTATCCTATTACATGAGATCGGTCATCATTTCAGTGCTAAGGCTGCTATGTATGAATATAATCTACCTAGCATTAAGAACTTGGTTCGTGGTATGACTGATATGAATAAGGCTATATATAATCTTACTAATGGTGCTAAAGAGGATATCCGTAATATCGATGACACTCGAATTATGGCTGGTATCCAACAAGCATTCGATGGTTTAGATTGTAGATCTGCTTTGGCTTATATTAATAACGGTGTAGTCTTAGTTAAAGATGCTATCCTAAATGGTAATGTATCCGATGCATTCAAATTCTTAACTGGTGATAAGACAGTAGTCAATAAAGTTATGAATACTAAGTTTGACCAACCAGTAAAGAATCTCATCTCTGAATATGATTCCGAAGAAGAGAAGTCCGATGCATTTGCCACTATCTATGGTTATGGCCCAGCTCTATCTACCGCTATAACTAAAATAGAATCAGATAGATTGGACACTAGACACAGTACAACTAAGTCTAATGTATTAGAATGGATCTTAAAATTCTATATCACATTTGGTATCATTGGTGTATTCGAGTTCTTCATTGACTCTATGGCACATATTGATTCCAGTAAACGTACATTAGCAGCATTAGCAGTACTTAACCAAGAGCTTAAGACAGCTAATCTTACACCTAAGCAACGTAAACGTATTCAGCAAGACATCATAGACATTACTAAAGACTATGAAACTTATCTTGAAGCTAAACAAACTCTATTCAAGAAGACTGGTTACGTTAAGCTAGCATTTGTGTATAATAAGATCTTATTCTTATACCATACTAAGTTCAATAATAACCGTAACGTTGAATCCTATCAGCAATTACTAAACTTATATAGAATGGCTTCGTCTAGATCCTAACATATAAGTAGCTACAAATTTTTTCATTTGACTCCTAAAGATTAAATGTACTTAACCCCCATAGAACCCTAGTACGGATACACTCTGTACTAGGGTTTTATTTGTCTCTTGTAAAAAATAAAACAAGATAAACAATATAGTGATAGGTGGCACCTCGTAATCTATAACAAAATTCCACCTATCTGGTTTCTTATATAGTATAGCTTCCTTCGGTATAGTAAGCGATTTTACCGTTCATTGTTTTACCTACACTATACTTCCCTTCAAAATGCTATACTATATAAGAAGTACGCTTCTTCCAAAAAGAGTTATCGAAATAATAACTCACTATCAAAACACAGCAAGACTGCTCCATATAGGCATTGCCTGTATGGGGTATTCTTGTGTCTAACGGTGAGCACAATTATATAATATAATCGTATAAGGAGGATTTTATTATGGAAGAAAAAGATCTAACACATTTTGGAACTAGTGATGTATCATCTAGAAAGATTAGTGCTCCATTCCGTGGAGATGTAGGCAATCAGCTTACTGTATTCTTAGGTGGTACATGTAATGGTTCTGTATGGAGAAATGATCTATTACGGTTATTATCCGATAAGGTAAAAGCATTCAATCCTGTAGTATCTGTATGGGATGAACGTGCTAAGTTTGAAGAGAAATATCATCGTGAGCATGACGATGTTAGACTATACTGTATTACTCCAGCTATGTCTGGTATATACTCTATAGCTGAAGTTGTAGATGATAGTAATAAGAGACCAGATTCTACTGTACTATGTGTACTATATAGTGATCTTGGTGGTTCTTATACATTCACTAAACACCAAACTGATTCTATTAATGCTTTCATGGACTTAGTAGAAGCTAATGGTGTAAAAGTATTTGATAACTTATACGATTTGTCAGTCTATTTAAATAGCTTAGCCGAACATAAGGTTAAATGATTCTTTTTATGGAGGAAAAAATTATGGCAGATAATAAATACGGCGTAATTAATGAAGTTGGTGACCTAGGTTTAGGTTTCAACGAACTTAATGATGATGACCAAAAAGTGCTTCAAGAACAATTGAAGCAAGAACAAGACAAAGATAAACAATAATTGTCTTAATATATGTAGTAGGGCCACTTATGGTTCTACTACATATTATTTTTTACACTCACGGTAACTGTATATTAATCAAGCCTAATATGGGCTGTTATAGGTTACTTATTTTTAACACGAGGTAATTATTATGAAAGCAAAACTTATTGGTATTGGAGCTGCTGGTAATAAAGCAGCTATGCATGCTATTAACCAAGGTGTATTTGATCGTAAAGATGTTTTACTTTTGAATACCACTCAAAAAGATATGAAAGACGAATTCAACGATATTAATATCGTATTCGGCGATAACCGTGGTGGCTGTGGTAAAGAACGTGATATGGCTAAAGGTTTAGCTATGGAAGCTTTACGTGCAGACTTATTCAAATTAGACTCTTTCCCAGATCCTCAAGATGAAGCTATTATCATTGTATCTTCTTCTGAAGGTGGTACTGGATGTGGTGCTTCTACTATTGTAGCTAAGTACTGCAAACAAGTATTGAAAATGAATGTACACATGTTTGTATTCACTGGTTTCGAACAAGATGCTCGTGGTATCCAAAACACTGTAGAATACTTCCAAGAATTGTCTGATGAATACACGGTACAAGCTATCAGTAATAAGAAATTCTTAGATGGTATCCGTAGCAAACAAGATGCTGAACGTGCGGCTAACCAAGAATTCACTCAACGTATGGCAGTTCTTCTTGGTCAAGACTTAGTAGAATCTGATCAAAATATTGATGATACTGACTTGTATAAATTGTCTACTACTCCTGGTTTCATGACTATCGAAAAAGCTAAAGTTACTAGCATTAAGAATACAGAAGACTTGTATAAAGAACTTCGTAAAATGTTAGACTATAGCAAATCTTTGGAATTCAAACCTACAGCTAAACGTATTGGTGTAATCTTTGGTCTAGTTCCTGCAGCTCAAAACATGGACTTGAATACTGATGTATTACGTGAACGTCTTGGTGAACCATATGAATTCTTCACTCATATCCAAGATGCTGAACCTGGTAAAGAATTCATTGAATTCATCGCTTCTGGTATCAAAATGCCAATCGATGAAGTTAATAAAGCTTACCAAACTTACTTAGAACGTACTTCCAAAGTTGATAAATCTAAAGACTCTTTCTTTGATGAAGCTTCTTCTATGACTATCAATAAAGAAGATGGTATGTTTAACTTTGATAAGACTGGTCCACAAAATATCACTAAAGCTGATAAAGATGCATTCTTTGCTGACGTTAAACCTGTAGTTAAACCACGTGTAACCGTATCTGCTAAAGATGATTTCTTCAATCAATCTACAGAAAAAGTTACTGTAGCACCTACAGTTGAAGTTCCAGAAGAACCAGCTAAACCTAGACGTGTAATCATTACTAATAATGGTATCACAAAAGACTATTAATCCTACCATGTACACGAGGTGACTTATGAAGGGAATTTACTTTAATAACCTGAAGAATCCAGCATTAGATCCTATTGTAGATACAATGGAATTGAATATGCTATTAGATGATCCTTCAGAGTCAGAGAAAGCAGAGATTAGAGATAACTTTGTTAATGAGGTTATGTCTAAGGGTTATAATGAAGATGAACTTAAACTGTTCATCTTTAATAACTTCCATGAGTTCGTTAAGTACTCTTATGAGGTTCCTGAAGTAGCTAAGCTTTGGGAAGAACGACCTATGGTTCCTAAGTTAATTAAACAACTGCTTACTAAATATACACCAGGGTTTAGTTTCAATAAACTAGACCGTATCTATATAAACGGTGTAATCTATAACCATAACGTAGTACATCAGAATGATGAAGTACCTAGTATGGTTACAGAAATCTTATTAGATCTAGGTAAGACAATCAATAAAGACGTATGTGAAATCTTAGATGGAATATACTATCTTCCTAGACAATTCTATAATATGGCTGTAATAGCAAGATTCTCTGATGTACGTGAAGAAATCAATATCAGACGTATCTTATTCTTGCTTATGATTACTTACGAATACAATACAACTACCGTAGATGATATTCGGGTTATCTTAGAAGCCTTATTCTATGGAGAAATGACACCATTGTTTATTATCAATATGCTTGATACTCATAGAAATGAGCAATGGTACAACTATCGTTATAAAGCTGCTGAAGAAGATACTACATTTGCTTTATATAGAATAGTAAATGCTATGCCTAAACACATCATCAAGGATACTTTACTCAAATACAGTGAAGTCTGTGTAGCTAGACAGCTTAAACTAGATGATGTGAAATGGACAATGGTAAACTTACCTTTAGATGATTATAGAGAGCTAGCCATTATAGCTGATACTCTAAAGAATGAAGGTTATTATTTACCATAACAACACAAAAAATAATACATGGGTAAGGAGGGTCTATATTATATCCTTACCCATGTATATCTTACCTATAAGTGATTTTCAGTTATAGGTAATTTGATTCCTTCAGATTTGAGGAATCTAAAGGCTGCTATAGCGTCATGATGACTAACATTGTTAATATCAGCATAACGATCTAATACAAGCCCTATAGCAGTTCTAATCTTCCAATCTAAATTGGTAGATCTTTCTACTAACGTATTATGGTAATTCATAATACAACCAGACATAAGGGTTCACCTCCTTATGGCTTGTAGACTATATGTCTACAAGTGTATGGGTAAATTTAGATACAGCTACTTGCGATAGCTGTATCTACCATACACATTTATAGTATGCAATTGTAAATCAGTTTACATACAAAAAGAACCCC